CTTAGCCATACGCGCAGCCAGAGCGTCCTTGCGGCGCTGCTCCTCGTTGGCTGCAGCGACTTGAGCGTTGTACTCTTCCATCTCACGCGCACGGTTGTAGTCCATGATGTTGCCGTAGGCATCTGTCATGGCACCCATGGACGCAAGACCACCCTGTGATGCTGCAGCGTCTCCTGCGCCTGCCATGCGGATCATAGCTTCTCCTAAGCCAATACGCTGGGTTGGCACTTGCAGCGCTGGTTGTCGCATTGAGCCTCTCGCGTTGCCTGTGGCTCCTGCTAAGGCTGGCTGATTAGTGGGCTGCTGTTGAGGTTGCTGTTGAGGTGCTAAGGCTGGAGACATAGGAGTACCCATGCTCATTGGTGTCGAAGCGACATAACGATTGAAGTTTGTTGAGTAGGGCATTGGATACAGGTTGTTCAGTGTATCTGCTGGGTTCAATATGTTTGATGCCATCTCTCGTTACCCCCAACTGCTGCCGCCAAAGAGACTACCGGGTTGTCCTATCGTCATCGTAGGAAGCTGGTTGCCGTACTGATTCATGAAACCAAAGCCGCGCATGGCTCCTGTCATAGCTCCCATGCCGGGGCTGTACATGTTTGGCTGAACTCTGTTGTCAGTAGTAGGCGCACGACCCAACATGCCGCTCATGTAGTCTTTGTACATGTTGTAACCGAAGTCGCGGTTGCCCTCGAAACGCGCTCTGTCGTCATTCAGACGGTTCTGCTCTTCGCCCTGCAAGTAGCGACCTGCGTCCATTCCGAAGCCTGCCCCAGTCGACATTGTGTTCATGGCGTTGTTGTAGGTGTTCGCAAGTTGTGCGTTGGCGTCCATAGATCTTGCGAATGCAGCAGCGTCAGCGTTCATCTTACGGTCAATCAGGCTGTTTCTGACGGTCTCTCCGGTTGCCTCTGAGCGTCTCGCTAGATCACTCAGAAGAGCGGCGTCAGCAATACCGGCGCGGCTGCTGTTTACGTTACCTGTGCCTGAGGACGACATGTTGTTGCCCTGCATGGCAAGCTGGGTGTTGCGGCGAGCGTCACTCATCAGAGCGTCTGTGAGAGCGCCTGCGTTCTCGTTGGCGTAATCGATGGCTCCGCTGAGGCTATCTTGCTGGGCGCGATCATAGAGGTCGCGGTAGTTTTGACCAAAGCCGCTGCCCAAGTTGAACATGTTGAAACCAGACGACATAACACTGGGCGCAAAGCCGCCCATGGTGTTGGCTGCTGCTGATGCGTATGGGTTTGTGCCAGCTAAGGTTTGACCTTGGTAGTAACCTGTGTTGAGGACATCGTTGAAGGCACCTTGACCACCGGAGAGGCCTGCGTCGACATAAGGCTTGTACTGATTGAACCCCGCCATGTTGGCTGCGTTGGCCCTGTCCATAGCCTTGCGGTCTTCTTGGGCGCGTTTGTTGCCCATGATGCCGCCTATTACGGCACCTGCTATTTGACCCCACATAGGTTTCTATCCTTGTTCTTTTGCTTTGTTTTTGATTAGGTTTCGAGCTTCTTCAGAGAGATACACCTCGACACAAACATTGCGTTGTCTGTTGGTTTTGTTCGGTTCAAGAGATCCGCATTGAATTGACTGAATGTCCTGCAGTCTTCGTAGCTCCGAAACATCTCTGGATGCACGATGATGCTGTAGTTGGTACCAATCCATAACACTACCACATACACGAAACCCTCCAGCATCTTCAGACATCCACCCACGCCGTACCGTTGTAAACGACAAGACCCTCAGAGGCATCGCCAAGGGGGTCCCACGGGGACACGTTGAAGCGCAACATGCCCTTGCGTGGGCTGTCTGGGGGGTTATCTGCGACCTGCACACTGCTGCTCACAAGCGTAGAGATAGAGCGCTCAAGTTGCTGGAGTTCTTCTTGGATGTATCTCTTCAAGTCATCTTCTAGGGATGGCATCGGACGTCTTGCGTATGGGTACGCAAGTACGTTGGTTTTATCCGATAGTGCCATATCTTGAGGGTTCCTACATTTTAGTGCCTAAGGTTCTTAGGTTCTAATCAAAAGTGCTATCGACGTCCTGTGACGACGACATCGACGTCCATTCCAGAGAACTTGAAGTCCTTATTGGACGTGTCGTCTGTAAGCTTGTAGCTGAGGTATCTGCCTGAGGCGCGGGTGTCGACCTTGTGGTCTGTCGACATGTCATAGGTCACTGCAGTGCCATAGCTTGGGATACCAGAGGGCAAGTCAGCAGATCCAAAGGTGAACGTGATTTCGCTGTCAGAGTCACTGGTGGTGATCTGAGGGTAAAACGCTTTGAGGACCTTGTAGCCGCTGAGGGGACTACCGGCTTCCTGATCGAGGTCTATGCCGACACGCTCTAGGAATATGCTCTGGGTCGCTGAGGTGTCTATGGGGGCCTGTATAGCACCCACGGTGGCACCATCCATGGCAAGCAGCTTGTCGCTACTCAGAGAGCCGCTGAGGGACTTACTGAAGAACACGTTGTGACGCGCATAGTTGCTCTCTTGACCGTGGTAAGAGCCGCCGGTGGTGGCATATGTGGTCGTGGCAGTGGCGTAAGTGGCTACAGTGTTGACGTTGGCTGTCGTGCCAGAGACGACATTGGGAAGGTCGACAAAGGACCATGTGTTTGCGCGGTAGTTGTACACGGCTGCACGGTTGCAGTGGCTGGCGTCTGGCATGGTGACCATGTCGTCGCCGGTGTGGTAGCAGAAGTAGATCTCTTCGAGGAGAGCATTGTGGTGCACAAAGCAGGCTTCGGCCTTGGAACTATCGAGGCCACTGAAGATGTAATCACGGACGCGCTGGTCACTTATGGATTGGCGGGTGTTACCATCGTGGACGTAGATGTCGTCGTTGTCGAATACATAGTGGCGACCTTCAACTTCAACGACACAATTCTGATTGATGACCCCGCAATCATCAAACAGCTTTCTGAAGTTAAAGATGAAGGTGCCGCCTACGAACTCCATGTTGTACACTTGGTCACTGGAGTAAATCACGAAGTTGGTGCCTAGGGTCTCACCGTCGACGATAGGTGTATTCATCTGCACCAAGTCGTTAAACCCAGCGCTCTTCGTGGCGTCTGTGGCGTCCCAACTAGAGGGGACACTGTTGGCAAGCGCTATGTCACTGAAGCGCACACGGTTGGGGTACTCGGTGCTGCTCTCGGTCATATTGAGGGCGACAAGAAAGTCTCCGTAGCTGCGCAGAGAGTTGCACCGGTGGTTGGCATCCCAGTTCGTCAGGTCGGCGAAGGTGGAGCCGCCGGGGGCTAGGAAGACAGGCACACGGTCAGGGCGGTTGATGTACTGGACGTCTGCGAGGGTAGTCGTCGTAAAGGGGACTGCAGAGGCGCTGGCAGCAAAGTCGACATTGGACGTGAGGGTGCCGTTGGAGAACGTGTAGACGTGGTACAGGTCAGTGACGACAGTCACCGTGTCGTAGCCTGCAGAGCCACCAAAGACGCCTGTGATGTGCGCTGGGTTGCCATCGAGCGTGAGGGAGCCTGAGATGTCTCGGAAGATGGGCGAGCGCTCCACGTTGCCTTCTTGAGTGAAACGGACGTTCTTAGCGCGTGTGAAGCCATTGAACGGCAGGTTAAACGGATCGAGGTCAGTAAGTACGCCTGCGCTCCCTAGTTGGCGTACAGGTAACAAAGGCATGTCTGAGGTGCACCTTAGGATTTCATGATGTAGCACAGAGCATAGTATGGTGGAATAGTCGGAACGGCTGTCGGACTTGATTGTCCAGCGTTGTCGGTCGTACCACTAAACGTGTGACTATGAGCAGGGGCAGTTGCATTTGCTGTGAAATCGCGGTCTACTCCACCATCTCCCCCATCGAAGTAATTATTCGACCCTGAACCAATGTCATCATAAAGGGTAGTCGATGTATCTGTGGTTCCACTAAACGTGTGGCTGTGCTGTGGCATGTGGCTTGTGGTCAGCGTCACGCTCGTCGCACCGCCCGTTTCATCGACCGCATAAGTGCTACCGGCGCCGACGACAAAACGATCACGCAGGTCAGGTGTACTGTTGGTACCATCGCACAACACAAAGCCCGTGGGGATGGCGTTAGAGGCTCCAGACCACAGGATGATGGCCCCAGAGGGCATCAGGTTCGTTAGCTGCGTCTGGATGCTGCTGGTGACGCCGTCGAGGTACTGGAGTTCTGTAGAGGTGACACCGGCGGCTGC